ATAGAAAACCCACCCCCTTTATATCACACCCCCTTAAATCTCTAACAAAAATTTAAAATAAAAAAAGCACAACAATGCTACAAAGTTTATTTTTGTAACGATTGCTATGCTATACTATCATACTATATACACTAGTACTATACTACTACTATACTATTCTTCTTTATCTCCTCCCTCTATTTCTTCTTTCTTATTAGTTAAGAACTTATACAAGTGACTGACTACTACTGCTAAGTATACAGTTCCAATCAATGATATTAGTTCATCACTAATCATACCTTTAAACACAGTCATACCTGTAACATAAACAGATAGGACAATTAACTCTACTGCTATTCTTTTTCTAACGCTAGGTTTTAGAGTACCTGTGTCTATAAACTCTAGTGCTAAACTAAGTAACTGCATAAATACAACTAAACCAATCGCTTTTAATGTTTCAATCATTATCTTTCTTCTCCTTTATTATTAGTTTTCTACTTTGTACGTTTGTAGTTCTCCTGTATATACATAACCACCGTAAGCATTCCACGCATTTGTTTGTAGGTTGTTATACATGTTGGAATGTACTTTTCTATTCTGACTTCTACTATAATCTCCGTCAGGTTGTTCAAACACTTGTAAGTGTAGACCTTTAGCTTTACATTCTAATAAGTAATTACCTCCTCTTTCTGTTGTAGGGTTCATTAGTATACTATTATCAAAAGTGCAATTGCTTGGTACTTTGATATAATACTCTTTAACTGGGTTTAATATTTGAGCAAAGTTTTCAACCTCACATCTAATTGTGTAACTCTGTTCAACAGGGTTAAAATCAACAGTTTCAAAACCTGAATGGATATTGACTTTATAAGCACAACAGAAGTCATACTCTTCGCTATAATAGAAACCAAAGTTAGGATAGATTTCTCTGTGTCCTTTGTCCATTTGGTACTGTGTATACTTGTATCTGTCTGCTTCTGAAAGTTGGAACGGTTTAGGTCCTTCGCCCTCTGTGATTTGGATATTTTTTACATGCCATTCACTACCTGCATTCGTTCTAAAGCGAAATGTTTTAGATGTTGGAAGCGTTGAAGCAGTAGTAAAAGAAATATAATGCAATTCCCAACCGTCTGTGACTGCTTTATCACTCCAGTTATAAGCTAAGTCCGTACCTAGTTTTATACCTGTTTCTCCGTCTATTGTAACGTCTTTAGTATTATCTGCTAAGATACTAGCACCTGCACCGAAGAACGTTATCATGTCCCCTTTTATTTTTCTAGCGTTGAATTGCCAAGTGTATCTAGTGTTTGGTTTTAGTTCTACTTCTTTTTCAAACTGATTTGAAACAATGTCAGCTATACCTGTATTGTTTGCAAACTTGAAATAAGTCATTTGAGGGTATAAATCATTTTTACGTTCTATGGTACTTTGACCACCAAAAGCATAAAAAGCCCATGTTTTATACCAGTTATCATTATACACCTCACTAGGTAAAATTTCTCCACCCCTAAACAAGTTATTTACACCGTTGTTTGGTGGTGTTGGAACTATAATCTGCTCTTTAAACATGTTCCAATAATTCTTCTTGTCTACTTGTATTTCTAACTTATGGCGACCTACTCCGATTAAGTCTAAAGGGTTTAATACATCTACTTTTCTTCCGTTTAAATAACTATCCATTTTTCAAACCTCTCAAACCGAAACCGCTGATAATAAAGTCATCTGCACCGATGTCTAAAGAATACTGCGGTTGTCTATAATTATAATTTACGTTAGGTTGTGAATTTTCCCAACCTGTGACATCTTTATCTTTTGTGCATTTAGCTAAAGAACCGTTCAAAACGGTTGTTATTGTCTTAGCTTTGCTATTTACTACCATTTCAGTCTTTGAAACGTTCCACTTAGGAAAGTCAACTCTTGTCGCTTCGCTTTCAGTTGGCATGTAAGGAGTAGCAATCGAACCATATTCCCATTTATGCCCAGCAGTCCATACAGCACCGCTACCATATACATTATATTGTACATAAATCATATCGCCCTCTTTTAAAGTTACCTGAAAAGAATCTCTCAACCAATCAAAGTTATTACCCATTGACTTAGCAGGCATGACCCCATTAGATACATTGTTTAAAGTAATATGCCTATGTATATCTGCCAAATCTCCTGAACCTTTAACATAAGCTGAAAATGTGTAAACACCTTCCTTTGGTGCTGTAAATGGCTTAGTAATTCCGGGACCTTCGCCTTTTTTAACGGTTAAGCCTTTATATGTTCCGTCGTTTTCAGAGCTATCAGAAAGCCACCAACCTCCGCTAAAATCTTTAGTACCCTCTAGCAAGTTAAAGTTAGAGTTAAAACGACTAATAGAAACGTTACACAACCATTTTACGCGGTATATCTTCATTTCCACATCTATGTACCCTTGAGCGTAAACATCTCCGTCTTTGGTACTCTGTAAGGGGTCAGCATAATAGAACAGACAGAAGTCCATTTCTTCGTCATAATATAGACCGTTATAAGTATATTTGTTACTGAAAAATTCAATATATTGCTTTTTATTCATAGCCACACTTATCGTGTCCTTACTAGGGTTAATAAGCTCAATAGGGTTATGAATTAGCAACTCTTCAAAATTTAACCATGAAAACATTTACTCGTATATCCTTTCTAATTTGCAAAGTCCTGTCATAAAGTCCATTTCATACGGAACACAAGGACCATAAGACTGATTTTGCGGGTTTTCGTCTTTAATTCCCCACCATTGGTAACGTGTATTGTACAAGTTCGTGAACATTTGAGGGTTATACTTGACTTCATCGTACTGCACTTTAGGAGTGAACTCGTCATAATCTAACCAGTTAGGGCGAATGTTTTGAAGCATTTCAGCGTTAGTTTTGTCTGTGAAAACTATATGCCCATTCATAGCACCGTCCTTTGGTACAATGGCCCAAGCCTTTAATAGTGCCGTGTCACTTGCTGGTATGGTGTATTCTACCGAACGTTCCCATGCTGATTTGGTAGGGTTGTACTTATAAAACCATGCTCTTCTTTGCTTGTCATTGATGAATAAAACACGGTCTGGTATTGCCTTAGTACGCTTGTTGTCATAACCTCTGAACCAGTCCTCACTCATGTGGTCTGTTGCTAGATATTTTTGGAACAGAGAAACATTCCAACCGATTGAAATACCCTTGATTGCTTTGAGGTTCGTTTCTGTGTCTACCATTCTAACCCTCCAAGGTCGCATAATTAGTCCGTTTGGTAGTCCGTTTGTAGTCATCCAGTCATTCATACCGCTATAACTTGGCTCTCCAAACACTTGCGGAGGTGTTACACCAACCCTCGAACGCATAACTTCAACTTCTTTGTTAGAATCTTCGTTCACATAGTAAGAACCTAAAGAGTAACCAACGTTTAAAATTGCTGAACGTGGTATTTCATCAACTCTATAACCTTGGCTTGCTTGTTGATAGTGGTAACCCTCTATACATACGTTAGCCATTTCTCCTGCTACTGGGTCAATTGCCGTGTTTTGGTCTACTACATACAGCGGTTCTTGTATTGTTGCCCAATCGTTCCCAACGCTATCAAACGCTTGTCTGTCGTCTTGAAACTGTTCAGGGTATAAAGTGTTCCCTGTCATGTCAAACACGCTCTTAGAACCGTTTAAAACGTGAAAATTAACTGTTCTACCACTTGCGTTTGTATACGTATCAGAATCAATTCCAATCAATACACGTTGATTAAGAGGACGACAATAGCACCATGCCGCATTTTGTTTTGTATCTCCTCCAAATAGCTCATAGCTTTCATCGTTTAATTGTCCGCCCCAAACGTAATCTTTAAAATCGTTACTATCTGTTTCAGAATAGCCTGTGTATACTGGTCTTGAATCTGCCGTGTCTTGGCTTTTGAAATAGTTATACTCTTCTTCTGTTGTAACGTATGGTGTTACCTTGTCCATTTCAATCTTAGGGAAAAACAAGCCGATTTGTTCTTCTTGTCCTGTGCTATCTAGTTCAACCCTCAAACCTAACTTTTCAGCCGTTTCTGTATTTTGTAGCGTAACTAATTCACTAACAAAAATATATTGCCAAGGTTCAACTGTATAAGTACCAACAGAAGCCACAGAATTGCCGTATAAGAGTTTTAAATGAAAGTCTAAAGGTTTTCTACCAAAGTTAGTTAAACGCATTGAAACACCCATTTTTTTGCCTTGTGTGAGGTTAGGCTTTACTGGTAATTTTTCCCAATGTGTCCAATAATTCCACCCCCATGTTCCACTAGCGTTTTTAGGGTTGTAAAGTCTAATTCCTAAGCTATAAGGTCTATGCCAATCACTAGGGAACTGGCTAGTTCTGTCTACTTCGCTTAAATCGTTTAATTTGTGATAATAACCAACGTCAAATTTGTCTGGGTCCTCTGATGTATCGCCCTTTAAAAATCTAAGGTTAGAACGTGTCAACAAGTTCCATTGTGGCAACTCTCTACAAAAGTCTAGCCCTGTTTTTTCATTCCAAGTATATGCCTTATTCAATCGCCAAGCCCTCCACTAAGTCCACTAGTTCCTTTTCTGTGCTTACTTCGTCCACTTTTTGTTGTTTGAGTTTTACATTTGCGTCAATATAAACTCCCTCAATCTCCATTAATTTCAACAATGCCGAACGGTCTGGCAGTTTGTTGACTTCTGTAACTGTTCGCCCTGTTTCTGTCTTTCGTCCGTTTGCGTTGTTTTTGTATTGTATAACCGTCTTTGTTTCTTTACCTCCAAAAGCTAGGGTCTTTAACGCTTCTAGCATTTTTTTATTTTCTTCTTCTGTCATAGCCATTAAATAAAATAGTCCTCACTTTCTTCGCTTTCTAAGAACCACCACATCAAGTTAATTAAAGCGTCAGCCAAATCAATCTTATCTGTATAGCCCTTTTTGATAATACGCATTAGCCCAAAATCGTTTATTTTCGTTTCTGCGTTCATTAAATGCACCGCTAGTAATTTACTATCAAAATGAATTTTACCTTCTTCCATGAGCTTTTGAGTGGCTTCTAGGGTATTAGATAGCTTAAAACTGTTCTGCATTACTTTGTTATAAAATTCAATGTCATAAGTTTGTTCAAATTTATCAATGAAATTCTTGGCATAGTTAGGGTCATAATTCAACGCAATTGGAACACTACCATTCATAGCACTCATAAAGGCGTCCCATGCTTCATCTGACATGTTATTAATGCCCTCGTGTGTTATTGTTTCCCCTAAGTGTTTAAATTTATCTTCTGCACTCTCTGGCATGATAGGGATAGCTTTAAAATAATAGTGTCCGTTTTCTCTGTAACCTATCACAGTACCCCAAACATCGCCACGTACTGAAAAGTCTGAACCAATAGCAACTAAACGACCCTCAAAGTCTAATGGTGGTACTAGACATTTATCAACTAATTGTTTACTAAAGATTGTAGTGCTGTCAGTCATTGACAAGTTAAAGCGTTTAGTGATAATTTTAGCCATTTTAACAGGGTTACCAATTGCACCGATGAAGTCCTTTTGAATGTCCTCAAGACTTAAAGTATAGCCTAAAGCTGGGTTAGCTTTGATGTACTTAGAACTGTCTTTTACTTCGTCGTAATCGTCCAAAGCATAATAGAAAACCCAATGACTGAAATCGTCATCTTTTACCCATTCTTTCCAACTTTCAAGCTCGTCATCATAAGCACCACCACGAATAACGTTGTTTGTGGTTGAAATAAAAAGCGTACCCTTATTTTTTCTTAGCCCCTGTCTAATAGTGATAAGAGGGTTCTTTTTAAACGCACCAAACTCATCTATTATAACAAGTTGTTCACGTCCACCGTCTAGCGTGTCCTCGTTACTAGCATAGATAGAAATCTCTGTGCCTTTGCTTTTTAGAATTGAGTTATCTTTTACGATGATTTGCTCTTTATTCAGCTTGAATTGATTTTTAAACTTATTAATGATAGTACCTTGACAGTTTCCCATAGCTCTAAAGTGCTTCATCAATATTTTTTCTGCTTGGTCTTTTTTAGTAGCCATTAAAGCGATGACGCTATTAGGCTTAGGAAACAAAAAGAGTTCAATTAAGGCTATCATGACATCAAGAATAGATTTGGCGTTCGAACGTCCTACAATAACAACACATTCATCAATTTGGTAAGGAGTGCAATACATCAAAGTAAGCACCGCCTTGTGATATGGTATGATTTTAAAACGTTCGTTATTAGGCAAAGTCATAAATTCCTCAATGAAATTAAAGATTTTCTCTGCCTTATTGTAGTCTATTTCATGTTCGATTTTAGCCACTTTTTTCTTTAGTAGCTTAATCATTTCGCCATTATCCTTGCTTTGTCCTATCCAGTCTTGAATTAAACTCATTTTTTATATCTCCTTACATTAAGCCCTCCGCTATAATTCTTGCGTAGTCAATCAAATCTCCGCTTCGTTCCATTCCTTGGTGGCATTTATGACAAAGAACTTCGGTAGGTACATTTATCACTTCTTTGTAAAAGTCGTTGACTTCTAACATGTCGTTGTTCCATTGTAAGGGAATAACGTGATGACATATTAAGTGTTCTGTACTCCAACACTTCTCACAACGTCCTACCCTGTTCTTTTCTTCACGTGCCTTTTTTATCCACCTAGGGTCATTATATAACTTGCTTTTAGTATAAATCAACGCTTGTTCAATTTAACCCCATTTCTTTCCAGTTTGTTATAAATTTCGTTCGCAATTCTACGACCGTCTGCACTAGATTGTACATAGATTTTGATGTCTTGTTTTGAGTTGTCTTGTGTTCCAATGTTTGGTGTTGCGGTTGTTCCTTTTGTTGCTCGTGCATAAGGTTGGACTGCATTAACTGCTCTGCTGATTGCTTCACGACCACCTGCAAAGAATTGTAAGTCTAATGGTATCTGTCCATTTCTTGAACCTAGAATTTTTTGACTTAGTGAGGTAGGTTCTTTAATTCCAAGAGGGTCAATGTTACTTCTTAGCCAATGAAAATCACTAAAGATATCGCCCCATGTACTGTTCTTTCTGAACCCTAATGCTTTACCAAGTAAACCAGTATTACCCCCAACGCTACGTGAAAGGTTCAATGCACTTTGTACGGCACTATAAGCGTTATTAGCCCAATTGTACAAATCTCTTAATGAACTAATAGCCGAACCAACTTTACCTAAGAAACTACCGATAGAAGTGTAATTGATTTTGTTAAAGAAATTGTTGACTGCACTTTTTGCGTCATTAACTGCGTCTTTCATTTCATCTTGTGATACTTTACCGTCTTTGTTCTTGTCAATGATTTGTGTCAATGCACCAACTGCTTTACCTGCCATTTGACCTAACTGACTACCGATAGTGCTTGCCATTGTTGTGGCATTGTTTCCTAAGTTACCCATGTCAATGCCTGTATCTCCTAAGCCTTTACGGAAACCGTCCAATGCACTTGTATTGAAACCGTTAGAAATCATTTCTCTAATTTGACCCCATGTGCTAGGGCCTGACGCAACTAATTCATTCCCTTTCTGTTGGAACAGTTCTAAAGCTCGGTTCATTACATCTGTACCGATTGCACCGTCCTCCATAGCTTGCTTGAACTCTCCCATGCCTATGCTAGTATGATTAATTTCGTTGTATGCTTGAATCAACATATCACGGAACTGTGCACCCAAAGCCGATTGCATGATTTGGTTGAAGTCTTGAGCGTGCAAAACTCCTGAACCTAACGCTTGAGCCAAACCATAAGAGAATTGTTTCTGTGTGTCCATTGATAGCCCTAGACTGTCCCCTACGGCATTAATTGAATTAACAATTTTAAATGCTTGGTCGCCTGTTAGACTAGTATAACCTGAAATGGTAGAACCTAACTCATTCAAGTCATTGCGTTGTGATTTTAGAAGTTCACTACCTGAATCAATGTATGAATTAAAACGTTTGTAACCCTCTGCACCGTCTGCCAAAGTAGCTGATAAGCTCTTTTGTGCTTGAATTTGACGGTCATAAGTAGTCATCAAGTTGTTAGCAAAACCGCCAATATAACCAGTAGCAGTTGAAACCGCACCAGTAACAAGCCCAATTCCTGCATTAACTCCACTCACTACGTTCCCAATTTTAGAGAAAGTTGAAAGCATGTTAGAACCGTAACTTTTGACGCTATCAAACGCACCTGATAAGCTGAACCCCTTACTTGAACCAATCTTTGAAAGTTCTGTGCTTAGTCTAGTCGCTTGCGTTTGTGCTTTGACTAACTGGCTTTCTAATGCCTGTACTTGTTTTTGTGTAGCACCTGACATCTTAGCGTTTGCAAGTGCCTTTGTTAAATTATCTACGTTCTGTTTAGCAAGGTTTAAAGCTCTTTGTGTTTCTTTAATACCTTTGTCTTTCATAGTCACAGAACCTGTTATTTGAGCGTTCTTATTAGTTTCTTTAGCTAGGCGACCAATATTATTAATTTCTCTCTGTGCTTCCCTAGCACTACTTAAAACACCTTTAGTGTCCAGTTCTGCCTGAATGACATATTTTTCTTTAGCCATTGTTTGTTATACTCCTTAATTTACGCTTAATAGTTTTTGTTTTGTCGTCCATTTCGTGAGTGGCTTTAACTAGTGTTTGTCCATATCTTTGGTGTAAGTGGCGGTCATGAAGCAAGACATTGAGCATTCTCCAACTTTCGTCCTTAGCTTTGAAACCGTTAATAATACCAATGTTACCACTTTTAAGCGAACCGTATGACCTAGTAACTTGTTTGGTAATTTTCTTAGTGTCAAATTTAGCACGATATCCTGAAAAGTCGCCACCTAATGAACTTTTATAACTGCGTTTTACTGTATTCTGATTAGAATTAAAAGCGTCAGCCATTTCTAACCAGACCTTTTTAAGTTGTTGCTCTGTGAACTTTTCTAGTCCTTTGACTTGCTTGGTGGTTGCCATAATTTTACCTCCACATGCTCTGCTTTGTTTAACTCATCTGCGGTTGTTTTCTTCTTGTCTTTAGGTGTCAACGCTGAAATTAATTTTAGTGTCCACGCTAAAGGTCTATGGCTATATACTTCATAGGGAACTCTGAAAGCCGTCATAGCACTAACAATTGCAAGTGTTGTAATTCTTGCGGTTTCCCCTATTTCTTCTCTGTTAGTGCTATCGCTTTTTTTGTTTCGTCTACCAGTTGTTCCATAAGTTCGGCAACAGTAACAGGCAAAAGTCCACCAATTAAAGCCCCTAGAATTTCATCTAGTGTATACTGTGGCGAACAAGCCCAAAAGAACAATGCTAAACTGTGATAGTCACGTTCGTTCAAATCTCCAAAATAAATTCCGTTATCTTCCATACGTTCCAACGCTTTAAAATCAAATTTAAAATCTTCTTTCTTCATCTGTGTGTATCTCCTTATAAATTAAAATAAAAGAGTGGGAACTATTAATTCCAAGCCCTCCACTCTTAAAAATTACGCTTTGATATCTTCGACTTTGAGCGGTTTGAGTTCATTAAACAACTTTCTGAAAGCAAGCGCAGGCCCACTTGTACCAGTTTTAAGGTCTGTGTCAGATACTTTAAATTTTACAACTAAGTGATTTTGGTCCCATATTACAAAATCTCCATTTGTGACCGTCGCTGTGTGTTCGTACTCTTTACCAGTTGGACTTTCCTCGTCCGCTTCGGCTGTGTCACTTGGTGTTGTAGCTTGAACACTTGGATAGAATGTCGCTTTATACCCTGTTCCGTCATCATCACGATAACGTTCAGCATAAGCGAAAGCATAAGGTTTGTATGCTAGGCTATTGTCAATCAAGAAACCAGATAAAGCTCCAAACCCTAAAGCGTGGGACGCAAATTCATCAGGCAAGTCATACGACTTAACTGTAATTTTCATGTTTTTAGCACCTGGGATGGTACGATAAGGAGCGTTGAACCCTGCATAGAAGTTTGTGTTTTCTTGGTTTACTTCTGTTTCAACTGCTCGCAATCCTGCGATTGGAATGCCTGCTGTTGACCCTGTAAGGTCTGTGAACACTACCCCATACCCTAAACCGTGTGTTAGTTCATTTTTTGATGTATATGCCATTTATTTTTATCCTCCTACTACTTCCAAACTTTAATAGCACCGTCTTTAAGGAAACCACCACAAACGGTAATAGTACCATATACTTGTACTTTATTATGACGAACGTCTTTAGTCACATTAAACTCTGGTACTAAGTCCCCTGCTAGAATGCCCTTGTAAGGGTTAATAAGCACCTTGTCAAAAGTGTTATCCCCTCCGTCATTATAGTGCTTAAAGCTCAAAGTTTCAATTTTTGTAACTCCGTTAACAACTGGTGTGAAATCATTTTCTTTTACAAAAAGAACATCGTCTCCTGATTGTGAAAACTTATCTGCACTTGCTTTCTGTTTAACCGCCCCAACGATTGAACTTGAAGCGATTGAAGAATGAACTCCGCCCCAAATTAAATGGCTTTCGATTGTTTGATATAAAGTATATAGTACTGTATTCAATGCACTTTGTACACCGTCAGCAGTTAAATTTCCTGAATCAGAAAGATTAATACCAAAACCAAAGCCACGAGGTGTGAGAATTTTATAACTCGTTTCAGTTACATCTAATACGCTACCAGTTTGTCCTTGCTCTTTAGCTTCAGGAAAACCTGTTAAATCGACCGACTGCAACAAATCTTCCCCAACTTTAGGGATACGTGACAAGAGAGGGAACTTATCGCCAATGTCCCCCCCATTTATCACATTCTTGATTTGTTGAGCATAACGGTCTGTAATATTAAATTCAGCCATTATTTACTCCCTTTCTTATTTTTTACCTCTTTAAACTCCTAGTCCACTAGCCTTTTTTTTTAGGTATGCCGAACGGTTTTTACCACGGATAGAACCACCTACAAGAGTTTCAGAAAGCCATTGTTCAACGTTATAACGTAAGTCAAAGTCGTTGTGGTTTTCTACATTCAAATCTCCGATAAGAACGTACTCATCGTGATTGTAAACTGCTACTTCGTCTTTAGGCATCCAGACACGTGTTTCAAGATTAACAGCCCCAAACGATTGAGCAATTTGAGCCTTTGTCGCAAGTTCGTTGAATCGTGAGTGTCCGTCTGTTCCTTTAGCCTTACGCAACTCTGCAAAAGTTTGTGGACTCATAACAATTGTGATTGCGTCAGAAATTGAGCATTCAGCAACTGCGTCAGTAATGCCCTCGAACAAATCAGTATATTCAATTTGTTTTGTCCAACCGTCTGTGGCAGTTTTCAAACCATAGAAACCGTTAGAACCGTCAGCAGAACCAAGAATCATGTTGTATTCCACTTTTTGAATAACACGGTTTACCATTTCAGACATTACATATTCAGATAATGCACCTGAATCATTTACACCTCGAACAGTTGCTTTATCCATTTGTAGGTATGCTTCTGCCATTTGTGGACGTAGTGAACGTTTAGTAGCCGTTTGAGCTTTATTTTTGTCTGTACCTGCTTTGAAAGTACCAGAGATAAATGTATCATCTACACCGTCCTCTGCAAGTGTCAAACCTTGGAAGCGTGCTTTCATAGCACCGTCATAGATACCTGACTTGCGAGCATATTTAGATGTGATAGACCCTAGAGAGTTTACAACATTCAAATCTGCACCATTAGCAAATTCACGCAAGAAACCTTGTTCTGGCATTTCAGCCATTTTGTCCCCAAGTTCACGCATAAATTTACGCTCTGCGTCTTGAGGTTTTTCGCTAGGAATCAACGCTTCACGTTCCTTTTTGAGTTCTTCACGTTCTTTATTAAGTTCTTCTACTTTAGCTTCAAGTTCTCGAACTTTTACACCTGCTTCAATTGCTTGCTTCATGATTTCTTGTGTTTCGTTTGCACCCATTTGTTTTTGTTCTCCTTTTTCTTCTTCTCGTACTTTTGTCACTTTAGCACCTTTATTACTTGGTAACGGAGTTAGTGACACCTCCGTAATTGTAACATCTTTGTAATAGCCTACTCCGTCAATTTCACGAGCTTTTACACCGTTAGCATTAAAACCAACTGAAAGCCCTGTTTCCTCAATCTTTTCGGCTGTGTACTGCTCTTCGTCAACGTAACCTGTTAGAATTACATTGTCCCCCTCAAGATGTACGAACCCTGACCCAATCTTTTCTCTATGACGGTTTAAGATATCTACTCCGTCCCCTGCGTTAGCAATGGACTCGATAACAGTACCGTGTGAATCAATTGTTCCCAACGGGTTCGCTATCCCTCGAACTGCTTTTACTTTCAATATTTCCTCCCTTTGCCGTTGTTGATATATAAGCCACAAAATTTTCTTGATTGAAAATAATGTTCTTATCGTGTTGTTTTAATAGTGGTAACACTTTTTGAATTGCGAAAGCGATAATAGTAACTTCATTACTTTGTCCGTAAAGCAATTCTCTTGGCATTCCGTACTCACTCAAAGCAATTTCAATTGCAAGGTTTGCGTCATTTTGTAGTGAACCGCTATAATCTGGCTGAATCTGTTTGATGTCGTCATCTGAACCAATAACTGATACACCATTAAATTCTCTGGCAAGTTGTTGTTGTTGTGTCAGACGTTCTCTAATTCTGTCCCAAACTTCTTTAAGACCACTAGAAACTTTAGTTTTCCAATAGATTTTGATTTGAGCTTGAGAATCAAGACGTCTACCAATTCCATTACTAGCCATTCCAAACATTACCCCAAACCGTTGAGGGTTAGCACCATAGAAAGGGTTTAATAACATTTCATAGTCGTTTGTTCTAATAGTGACCTGTCTGCGATTTGGTTCTCTAACTAAAATGTTAAACTGGTCTGCGTTCACTCTTTGAGCGTAATACTGAAAACCACCATACCAAACACGATATACTTCTTGACCTTGTAAAGCCCAAAAGAATAAGTCCTCAAGTTTGGACGCTTCTGAATAATCAACATTATCAAAATAGGAAACTAAGCCCAACAACTTACCTAGTAACAAATCAGTTGTAGGGTCTTGTACCGTGAAAGTTGAAAAGCTCACATCTTCAGCTCTGCGTGAGAGATTGAATAAGCTCATTTACTTCCTCCTATTTTACTTCTCCTGAAGCCATGTCAATCTTGCGACCAAACTCTTTTTCGATTTCTGCAATGAACATTGTATCAACTGGCAAGTTAAGTTTAGCCCATTTGTTTTGATAGTTTTCCAACATACGCATTGTGCGAATATGGCGAACACTTACACCGTCCGAAACATACCAATGTTTAACTTTACCGCTTCCGTCTAGTCCTTGAATAAGGTACATTTTAATCATTCCTCCTGTTTGAATATTTTGGTTTGAACTACTAAAAATTAGTTTATTAAATAAGTCAAGTTCTGCCTGTCTGCGTCGTACTAAACCTTGTAAGACTTGACCTCCTGCATTACGATACTTCGGTATCATTGAAGCACAATAAGCATGACTGAACTCTGCCCAACCGTCAGCAACGAAAACATTACCGCAATTATAAGCCAATGAAACCAAAGCGTCAAACTCATTTTGATTTGCTTTGCCTTTTACATAAGCGTCAACCATAGGTGCATACTTATTATTGATGTCAATTTCTAGCTGACTATCTGCTTGAGCTTGTGTCCAAGTTGTACCTGCTTCAACTCCATAATGCCCCCAACCGATTGTGTACATTTGTTCCCACGGTACTGGTTTATAAGCAGTCAATCGGCAACCCTCGAACTCTTTAATCAAGTTCAAACCGTTTTGAGATATCTTGATATTACCACCTCCATTTTTTATTATTGTTTTTATAAGGGAACAATTAACCCAAGTGTTCACAATATGTTAAGATGTTATAAGCGTCTGCGATGTTGTCATCTTTGCAATCAGAATCAACTAAACCTGTGGCTTTTAAAAGCTCAAGACTTTCTTCTTTGCGTTGTTCTCGTTTGCCTGAAATAAGATGATAGCTACACCATTTTGAGTTATCTATTAAAGTATAGCCATTTACTAGACCGTCAATAGCACCGATAAAATAACCGTTACAATTTGCAAGCGTAATACTGTGTTTTCGGTTTCTACCCATAATAGGTGCTTCAATAGCTAGATGATAACCTTTTAAATCAAACTCATCAATAATATCTTTAATTGCGTTTACAATGTCAAAGGTACGTTCCCAAGCGTTTTTCTTTGAGTTATATGCTTTAATAGAACCAACAAACAATTTACCGTCTTTTCTAAAAGCGTACCCTGTACCCTCATCTTTCCTACTAGCGGTACTAAAATCAATAGCTAAAATTTTCTTCATTTCTACCCTCTTAAATAGGGAGGCTATAAGAAGTCACGACTGCATAAACATCTTCACGTGTTTTGTCAATGTTAATACCATAATCAGTTTTGTCAATAAATTCTAACACTTGTTTTAATTCTGCTTCATCATTAACAAAATAGATGTTTTTTTCTGCCATGCTTTATACCCCCCTCGTTGATTATGGTATTATTATAGCATACTGTTTTTTTAGTTTTACTTTTATCATACCAACAAAAGATTTAGATAGTTTACAATTTTATTAAATAATTTGTAACCAAAAAATAATATATTCCTGACTATTCCAACGGTTGAGCCATTCTTCTATTTTTGACCCTAATTTTTTCGCTTGATTTTGAAAAATCGTATGCTATAATAAATATATAAAAAATTTAACGGCTGTTAGCTGACGACTTGTTGACAGTTTAGGAGTAGAGAACACTAGACCGAATAGGCTAGTAATTATCGAAAGTCTTTGCAAGATTTGCCTTGAGTTGTCTATGGTTGCTAAAAAGGACAACTAATTGAAAATTGAAATAACATACAAAAAGGCTAGAGGTTAGCATTAAATGAAATCTTGTGAGTTCCATGAGTGTCGTGAACTAAAACACTCCGTGACGCTTGGAAGTCTGACAGACCTATTACATAACAAGAATGAAATTTGTTTACTTGTTCTTTAGGTGCTGGGATAACAAGACACGTTAGGGGCTAGGGGCTTACTCAAAAAGGCAAGGGCAATTATTGTCTAAACCAAGTAACTAAAAAGAAATATTTGATAGCTTGAATTGTAATATAACTTCGGCTATAATTAAAGCATAGATAAAAAGAAAGAGGTTTAAATATGTTTATCGTTTATTGGTTAATGTCAGCTATGTTTGGAATTGTTGCAAGCGTGGACCATTCTCTTTTTGTTGTTTGGTTCTTATGTTGCCTAGGTAACTTTATCTTAGGTTTAGTTGACTTAATAAAAGAGGGATATAAAGATTGACGGTTTTGTTGACTTTTGTCACTATAATTTTATCATTGGTTTTTATAGTTGACTTTTTACTTATAATCGGTCTTATTATTACACTATGGAGGTTTTTCAAATGACAATTAAAGACGACATCAAAGCAATTAACAAAGATATCAAAAAAGCAAAGAATTTTAAATGGCAAGTCAAACGTGCTAAGTATTGGCTAGTTAGATTAAAAAATATTTACCCTGACTATGAATTTAAAACTTATTTTACACCATTACGTGATAAAAATATCATCTTCATTGACTATAAAGTAAAAGGGGTTGATTAAAATGCAGGACTTGTTTAAACGTGTTATAACTGCTAAGGAGTTACAAGAAAAAGAAGATTTTAAAGGTGGTAATGAATGGCTGATAGAACACTTAATACCACGAGGACAGGCAGGTCTTACAATTGCACCACAGAAGTCTTTTAAAAGTTCTACCACGTTGCAAATGGCTTTAAGCGTAGCTAAAGGTGTCCCCTTTGGCTATTTTAAAACTAAAAAAGCGAACGTGCTTATAATTGACAATGAAGATACTGACTTTGTTTTACATCAACGATTAAAGGCTTATAGTGATGTTCCTGATAATTTGCATTTCATTACTGGGGGAGTTTTTAAGCTAGACAACACAAACCACATGAATGGACTTTATAAATTCATCAAAGACAATAATATCAAGTTTGTTATTTTGGATAATTTAAAGGACATGCTGACAGACCGCAACACTCTAAATGACATGTCAAGTATGAATGACGTTCTGAACAACATAACACGATTGAAGTTGCTTTTAAATGATGTAACGTTCCTTTTGATTGCACATGCTCGAAAAGATACAAATAATCAATCTTTAGAGGAAAAGGGCTTTAGAGTTCGTAGCACGCACGCTTTAGGGAGTTCAGCAATTGGGGCATGGTTTGAGTTCTGTTTATGTCTAAGCCCTAAAATGGGAAAGAATAGCAAGTATTCAATTTTGACTGTTGAGGCACGTAACTATGCTTACGACAAAGAGGTTTGTCTAGGTTACGTAGGGGAACAATTCCAAATCATAGACCCTACTGGAAACAAACCGAAAGAGATATTAGAGGAGGAACAAAAAGAGGGGGAAGAATACGAGGAAACAAAAAACGACGCAGAAAGTCTTTTAACAGTTTTGCAACAAAAAGGAAAAGTAAATATAATTAACGATTAACCGTTTTGTCTTTGACATTGCGGTTTTTCTTCTGTATAATTAAGTCATCAAGTTAAGAGAGGTAACTCAATGGATAAACTAGAAAGAGAAAACAAAAAGCGTTGGGCTAGAAATCGTTTTGAATTTATGGTTCGTGACGCTGAAAGAATCAAACGCTATCTAGATTGTGGCGAAATTAAAAAAGCTGAGCAAAGTAGTAGATTTTTCAAAAGAAATATGATAGAATTAAATAAACTAGAAAAGGAACTAAACAAATGAAAATTGCACTTGAAACACTTAATAAAATCGTTGTAAGACTTCAACAAAAAGAACCAGTAACAGATATTGAAAATGATATGCTTCTAGGGCTTCTAAACAACGTCTATATGTATTATAAACAAATGGAAGATATTTCTATGCTCGATGTCTTAATCGTTCTCTATGAGCGTTTAACAGGCGTTAAAACAGACAAAAAAGAAGAAGTAACACGCTTCATTGAAAACTTTAGTGCAAAAGGTCTTGTTAAGTTATTAGATAGCCTAGAACAAAAAGGGAAACGCCAAAAAGAAAGTAAAGTAGATGATACGTTTATCAATGAAACAAGAATGTACTACAAAGTAGTAGCAAACAAAATCAAAGAGAGAGGTATCAAATAATGGCAATTGAAAAAGTAGTATATTATTATGATGACGGAACAAAAAGAGAATATCCACCACGATTAACAGACCTAGAACAGTTAGAGGAGTTTAGAAAGTCAAAAGCTGATATCACAGAAGTTTACGACTTCATGCAAGAACATCTAAGCAAGTTTGAATCTAAGTTGTCCCTATGCTTTAAATATATGGTTGATGTTCTAGGAATGGACGAACAACAAGCGAACAACACGCTAGAATTTTGGTGTAATGAATGGGGAGTACAAAACGTTCATTTCATCGCAGAGGGTGGCGAGTGTAAAATTTGTGGCAAACAATGCAATGCTAAAAAATTGTTCTGTTCAGAAGAATGTTACAAAAATTATATTGAAATGAAATACAACGGTAATTGACATAGCTAAAAGAATTCGATATAATTAAGTCATCAAGTTAAGAGAGGTAACAAAAATGATTAAAGTTATTTATATCTTTAAAGACGGTTCTGAGAGTTGGTCTTATGAAGTTAGAAAACTACGAACCGCAGTAGAAGCTATTAGAGAAGATATGGAAGAAATCGGACAATTGGCAAAAGCAGTTGTGTTTGATGAAAATGGAAAGGAAATTTTGGAGGTTAAAAGATAATGGCTCAAGAATATTACGCAAATAAATACGGTATTCAACTAGAGGAGTTTCTAATCTGGGGTTCTGAATGGGACTTGAAATTTTGGCAGTATAACTTCACAACTGGACAAGGTTTCGCTTTAACAAACGCTTTGAAGTATTCTGTAAGGGCAGGGAAAAAGCCTAATGAGCCTTATGAGAAAGACATGGGCAAATATAACGATTATATTAACATGGCAGTTGAAATGGGCTTTGAACGAGTGGAAGCTGAAAACTGGGTAGCACTTCAAAAATCAATCTTTGAGGAGTTCAAAGGAAGAAAAGCAGAACTAGAAGAACTTAGAAGAAGAGAGGAAGCGAAAAATGTATAAATATTGTGCTTTGAATCGTCATAAATTCTTATGGTTTAAAACTTTTGAGGATATGGCGAAACACTTCGGTGTTACAGAAAGTTATTTAAAATTATGGCTGAATAAAGACAAGCCTTTGAATGGTTGGTTTATAAAAGAGGTAAATTATGGTACTGAATTGGGACGACTTCAATAAATGGCGTAAAACTAGCCTAGAATATCATAAAATGCTAGGCGAACACAATTATACTAATGCACTAACATTCTTTGAGTATGCTAGACAGTACTTTAACAGCAAGGGTTTTCCACCTCCTGAAAAGAAAACAAAAACAGGCAGGAAAGGAAAATATACATGGAAAGATAGCAAAGAACAATTAAAACAAATACATGAATACATTGGAGGTATTAAATAATGGCATTAACAATTAAACAACTAATTGAAAAACTTGAAAAAGTAGAAAACAAATTTGGCGACGTTTTTATCGAATTTCCAAGTGAATTTTTAAGCGTTGATACTGTATTATTAGACAATGAGGGCGACATCACTTTAATTAATGAAATGGCTTCACATCATTGTGATTGTCAAAAATGTAAAACAAGTGAAACAGAACTTTAATAGCTTAGTAATTGACAAAAGAAAGCAAACACGTTATAATTAGTTATACAGTTAAGGAGGAATAAAAAAATGTTGAACTTACTTTTAACAATTGTATTTATTTGGCTTGTATTTAAAGCCGTTGAAAACGTAGCAGAAGAACTTGGAAGATACATTAGAGGGCTCTTTAAATGGTTGTGGAAAATGTACAAAAAACATGTAAATAAAGGAGTGAGCCTATAATGGAAAGCAAAGTTCTAAAATTAATCAATGAAATTAAAGTACCAAAAAGTCAATACAATAGCTTTGGTAAATATAATTTTCGAAACAACGAAGATATTCAAACGGCTTTGAAACCTCTACTATTGCAGTTCGGTCTTATGGAAAAGGCTACAACTGAAATGTTAGAAATGAACAACGAACTAATGTTACATGTTCATATTGACATCTTTGACCCTGATAACCCTAATGACATCGCAAGCGGTGACGGTTGGGCAGTTATTGACATCAACAAGAAAGGAATGGACAAAGCTCAAGCGACTGGGGCTAGTCAATCATACGCAAGTAAATATGCTTACGGTCAAGCGTTGAAATTAGATGATACCAAAGACGCTGATAGTACAAACAAAGGTCAAAACAATGTTACACAACCTAAACCACAACCAAAAGCGAACTATCTTTACAAATTGAGTGACTTGAAAAAGAAAGTAGCAAACAAAGAGATGTCAAGCGACCGTGCAAACGAGCTTTGCAAACAAGGAAAAGTAAATATGAATGCTTAATTCTTGACAAAATAAATTAAATACGTTATAATTAAACTATCAAATAAAGAAAGAGGAACTAAAAAATGAAAATCATCGAAACTTTGAAAGTAAACGAAATTAACACAAAAGAAGTTGAAACTGCAAAAGGAACTAAAAAAGTTCTGTCATTTAAAGCATATCCATTTGAGCATTATATCGGAGGTATTTGGCTTCCTGATAGCGTAAATTATGGCGACATCGTAACTGTGTTTATTGACCAAATTAAAGCCGAAACTAAAGGCGATAAAACTTATTATAACGCTTCATTTGCAAAAGTAACGCCTGAATTTAACCTAAACCGTGACAATAACGAAACACAAAACAATACGGTTGACTTGTTTGGCGGTAATTCTCCAGTTGATATTCCTGACGAACAATTGCCATTCTAAAGGAGTTCAGAAATGGGATACGACTACGAAATGATACTTGATGAAGTAGATAAATTAAGTCTACAAGGACGAGTAGAGGAAGCAAAGGAACTTGTTAGAGAACTTGTTCCCCCTCTGTTTGCCGTTGATTTTACTAACTTAATGGAATTAATTGAAAGGAATACATACAAACTATGAAAATCAGTAAAGAAAAACTCACTTTTTTAAAAAATGCACCAATTATCACTTTGGAACTTATCCATGACATGCTAGAGGTAAAACAACACATCAACAATTACCAACGTAACACAAACAAAAAATACGGTCTAAACTTTGAAAAAGACGAAGTAATTAACCGTGAAGTGGCTGACATGATTATTATTAACACGCTAGGAAAGTTAAACATGCTAGCTGAACAGTCTTATTTCTTGCGTTTGGTACGTAATACCGAAGCCAATAGCCCTAAGGTTCGTAAGGCTGAAAAGTTTGCTCAAAAAGCCAATTTAGTTGATAAAATAATTGAAATGTTTGAATTTATCAATGGTACTTCAATAATTTGTTTTGATGAAACGAAATTGTTCCACTTTATTAAAAAAGAAAATGTCCAAAACTTTGAATATTTTAGCGAACAGGGACGCGAAGAATGGTTCTTTAATCGTGTAAAATGGTTGTTAGATACTTACAAAGGTGGTGTAAATGATTAACTTACAAAACAAAAAACTAGACATCAAAGAGTTTCTTGAGGAGTTAGGCTTTACTGTTAGTTTAGACTATGAAAGAGAACCAATGGGCGTGATGTTTGCTGAAATACACCCTATTGTTAGTCAAGTAAGCAACAATGCAAGCATTTATCAGACGTTTAGAACGCTTGAAATTGAACTTATGGTAATTTGTACCGAAGAAACAGAAAACGGCTTATACAGGGCTGTACAACTCTTGAGCGATGAGCATTATATTTATGCCAATACAATCACAGACAACACAAATATTATCAAATTAAGAGGTAACTATTATGATTAATGACAATACATTGAATTTTATCCGTTTCTCAAGTGGCTTTAATAACTTGAAAAAAGAAGAACTTGAAGCATTTGCCGAAAATGAAATCTTTGAACTTAATGAATACAATGCAAGTGAGGGAACACAAGGGAAATACTTCTATACTTTGGAAGATGTCAACACAAACGGAACGCTTAAAAGCTATATCATTGAATGTCTAAAACTTTCGTTGCAAACACGGTGGGGAAACAATTTAGAGTACCATATAGACCGTAAAACGAAATACTTAAACAAATTAACAGGAATGCAAGCGTAAGAAAGAAAGAGGAACTAAAAAATGAAACTTAAAAACCAAATTGAATTGCTAAACGACACATTGAAATTACATGATGAAAAAGTTGATGAACATTTTCCAACAGATGAAAGCCAAGTACCTGCTTATGCTAAAGCTCAATACATGGACTTGTTTGGAACGCTTCAAAACCTTGCGGAAGCTTATGAAGCTGGTTCGTTTTTCTTTGAAGCTTCAAGAAAAGCTCTTGAAATTCTTGTTACCAACTTGAATGAACACTCTGAAATGGTTAATGAAATCATGGACGAAACAAATTATAAAACTTGGACCAAACAAGAAGATGAACATTACACAGGAGTGTTTTATTACGATTTGCATAGAACAATTGAAGAAACACTTGAAGAAATGGCGGAGGTTTAGAAATGGAACTACAAAAACGAGAAAAACAAATGTTGGGACTTTATGCTTTTGCAAGTGGTCTATTATCAAAATCTGAACGAATTGAATTACGTAAAGCAATCAACGAAGATTTGAACGATTTGTTAGAAAAGAATAAACTAAGCGAAGAAGAATATAACACTATGCACAAAGAACTTGATGAACTTGACAAATTACCATAAGGAGGTATAAAAATCATATTAGATTATATTATTTATGTTATAGCGTTTAGTCTTTATAGTTGGTTCTTATTCAAATCAGGAAAGAAACACGCTGAAAATAAAGACAAAATAAAATTAGTTATAACTGGGAAACCTGACCAAGTTAAGGAAGCTCTAAAGATTATCAATGAACAAGAAATACTAAAATAGAAAGTGAGGTCATAACTCTTCAATTACATGCCACTCTAACGAGTGGTTTTTTTGTTTGGTTGTTGATTAGATACCCTTTGCTATATAATACCCCTGTAAGCTCACAGATTGGCTTGTATTGCATTTTAGATAATTTCTAGGATAATGACAAGGAACAGACCAAAACACGCAAAATAGAACGATTTACGAGCAATTACATCATATTTTTTTCAAAACGAAAAATGAAAAAATAACTCCTAAAG